ATCCGTCATCCATTGTTTGAATACTTGAACCATCGTCAAACACTTGTAAGCCCATCATACCCTCTGACGCTATATCACTTTCATATTCATCAGTTCTTGGAGTGTTAGGAGTAGATGTTACTAACTTAGAAGCGTCTACTGGAGCTTTACTGTCTTGACCATATCGTCTAAAACCATTTAATACTTGAGTGAACTGTCCATTTTTAAAACTATTTTTAACAGTTGTTAGTTTATACAATCCGCTAAACTGTTGTACTGCAACTGTATTTCCAAAGTCATACAGTCCAGTTGACTGATTTATATCAATTGGTGTTCTAAAGTTTACTACACAATCAACTTCACCACTTTGATAGTCAACGGATCCTTCACTATTTAAATTTTTATAATTACTAGACTGTGCTGTATAATTACCCATGCCGCTGCTGTATAAGAAATACGGATCTCCGACTATTTCTAAATCTAAGTTTACTAAATCTTTACCGTTTAAGATTGCATCTTGAAATAATTTTGCCACACGCACACCTGGTGTTTCTAGTCCGCCACCGCCTTTG